TAATGTATTGGTTGAGCTTTACCTCCACATTGATCACATCTTTCTTCAGATTCATCTGTTATAAAATCTCTACATGAAATACAGGTAAATCTAGTTTGTCCTCTTTCACCGAATTCATCTGTTTCTATAAACATTGTTATAGGATCTCCTCTAATGATTTCTTTTACTTTCCACATTACAGTTTCGCCATCACCGTCAATATAATACTCTTTAATAAATATTAAATAAGCATCATCAACTACATTTAAATCATCTTCTAATTCCTTTAACACGTCTATAAATAACTGTAGGCCAGAATTAACAGAACCCTCAAAGAAATCTTGTGCATATAATTTTTGTCTTTTATCAGGTTTTCTTAAATTAGAACTACCGCAAAAACAAGTATCAATTTCCTTTTGATATTCTTCACCACAATCAACACACTTTACAGAAAACTTTTTTGACCAAATATATCCTCTTCTAAATATTTCATTTTTTAATTGAACTAAACAAGTTCTAGTAATTGTAGAAAGTTTGGCTATTTGAAATAACATTGGGCCAGCTAAATATTGAGGATGAGAAGCTTCTTGAATACCCAAATTATATATATCTTTATCTAAAGGTAAAGGCGTCTTACGCTTTAATAAACCTCTAAACATATCTCTTACTCCCATATTATTCATCTCCTAATATAACCCATTTATTATTTTGTTTACCTGCTTCATCTCTTTCAATACCAGCAACATAATCTAGTACTTTAAACTTTTTAAGATCTTTTAATTGCCTACTAATTAATTGGTGCCAATGACTTCCTATTCTATCTATATCTTTATTTGGATAATCTCTTTCCCATCTTCTTTGAACTTCATCTCTTATTTCTTTTATTATAAAAGATTCTTTATTATCACGTTTCCAATTATTTATTATGCTTTCTACATACATTTTAATTTTAATAGAATCAGCAACTTTTATTATTGAATCCATTTCATCCATTAAACCTAGTTTACAATTTTTTCTATACTTAGTAATATCATCTAAAGTAATATCATATTTATCTAATTCTTTTGTAGAAGCGGCATCTTTCCAATTTTCATATTTTATGATTTTAAATATTTCTTGTATTCTTGGTTTAGCCCAATCTTCTTTCTTAAAATTTCTTTTAATTCTAATACATTCCATAACAAGGTCAGCCTGTGGCCCCTTCATTTTTAGGTAGTGCGCCGACTTAGATAAAAGTTCCTCTATATCATTCATACTGTAAAAATTTAATCTATTAGTTGTTCTATTAGTTTCATTATATCCTGGTTGATCAAGATGTAGCTTACCAACTTTTAGTTCTTTATGCAATTCTTTAACAAAAGCTTTTCCTCTATCACCTGTGGCAACAATACCTAACCTTGGAGATCCCTTACTATCCATAGTAATAAAACCATCTGAATCTAATACTCCAGCTACATATGAATAAATATCCTTTTTAATTTCATCAGAAAATAAGTAATATTTTCTATCAATAATAGTAGCTCCCTTGGATCTTAACATTTTTGAAATCATTTGTGTTGATGTCTGTCTTTTTATTTTATTAGATAATAAATTATGTATATCCTTAACATCTTTACCTGGATATTCACAAACTGTTTTGATAACCTCTTCTTTAATTATTTCTTTTTTATCCTTTCTTAAAGATTGGTGAGCTACATTTTTTACTATATCATTAAAATCTTTTTTATGACCTTTCATCATTAAAGACAAATCTGAATATTTCCTACCATAATCTATAGATTTTCTATTAAGATTACATTCCCAATATTCACATAATGAATCTATAAGTTTAGCTCTTGTATGTTCATCTTTAATATTGTCAATTTTTTCTAATTTTCTTTCTGTTAAACTCATATCTTTTAATGGTTTTTGATAAGATTTTAACCAATAAATACTATCTATAGATTTTTGGATATGTTCTTGATAGCCAGAAATAAGGTGGTCTATTGTTTTAGATATTTTTAATCTTTGCTTACCTTTAAACTTACGCCTCATATAGCGTAAATCTTTAATAAGTTCTGGTAAAGTTTGTTCTCCTATTAAAGGGGAATCTGGGAATACAGGCATGGCTTTTTTAGCATCCGTTAAACTCATTTTAAATTCAGTTGATATATTTTTAATCATATCATAATCACTTCCTAATGGTTGATCAAATATCCATGCTGCTAATTTTTCTTCATTAGGTTTGAGTACTTCTATGATTTTATCTCTAGCTTCATTAGTTTCCTCATTTTCTTTCTCTTCTTCACCTTGTTGATTTTTAAAATTATTCAACGCTGCTTCTAGAGCTGCTTCTGCATCTTCTGCTTTTCTAAAAATTGATTCCAGTAAAAGCACCCCCTATTCTTGGTAAACTTGTTGTTGGAGTATTTAATAATCCTAAATCTTCAATATCAATAAAAGCGTCTGAGAATGTTTTAGTTGCATGGTTTGCTAATGCTAATGCTATCACTATATCATCGTGCGCTCCTACGCCTTCAATCTTTCCATTATAAGAAATACCAAAGGTAGACAATTCATCAATAATAGTATTAGTAACTCTTCTAGATTCTTCATTTCCTCTAGGAAATTTAATCTTATGATTTTCAATATTCATTTGTAAATTTAAAATAATTTCTTCTTTCTTTTTTCTAGACATGGTAAACTCCTTAACCGGATAATCTGTAATATCTTTTAATTCCATAGCAAAAGACTTTGCAAAAGTATTTGTTTCTATCATAACAATTTCAGGATCAAACTTTCTACATAACCCTATCATCATATTTATATGAGAACGAAAATCTAAATCTTTTTCTCTAACCATATGTACTATTCTTTTATTCATTTGTTCATCTATTTCAAGTACCATCATTACAGTATAATCACCATCAATAGATAAACTAGGATCATAACCAATATAATATCTATATTCACCCTCTCTTCTCCCATGTCTTAATATTGATTCATCATCATAACAATTTTTAATATGTTCTGGATCAAACAACATTGTGCCCGTACTAATAGGCACACATAAATACTCTCTCGTAAATTTCAAAGAACCTATTTCTTGCTTACGTTTATTTAAAGCAGCTTTAGGCCATCTTTCGGGCCATAAGGGTTCATTGGATTGATCTAAGGCCGCATAAGTATTAAGAGTGTAGGCTTCATTCTCAGCCAATTGTGAAAATATATCTGTATAAGTGAATGGAGTACCTATCATTCGCAAGGAAGCTGTATGGTGCAGGGTTGGTATCATATCGCCCCAAAACCAGTCGGTAACACGCTGTATGGCCGCTACTGAGAAGTCTTTGAGAGGGTCGTCAATTACGATTTCTTGAGGATGCAAACCCCTAATTTGAGAACCTATTGAACGCTCTTTTATATTATTTCCATTAGTCAAGTGCATATCTCCCACTGCCCATCCACCTTTAGGTTTAAAGCGTTTTAGACAAGGAATATCATTAAAATATCTATCTATCTCTTTCATGTGTACCATCGTTTGTTTATGATTAGAAGAGATATAAACAATTTGATAAGGGGGTTCTTGAAAACATAATTGATAAACACACCAAGCATGAAAAAAGACTGATTTACCATGATCTCTTGAGCATATAATAACTGTGCGTTTTGTTTTATATACAAAATCTAGCCATTCTTTATGGAACCATGCTAATTGATAACCTAATACCTTTTCAAAAAAATAAGGGAAGTTTCCTTCGGACATTTTTAAGTCCATTTCTTGAATTATATTTGTAGTCATATATTCACCCTTATTATTGTATTAAATATTCTATCAAACGAAGCATTTTTAGTATCATCATCTTTATCATCTTCCATTATTGCCCCTTTGTTATACAGTAAGTATATTCTATTTGGTGGAGCTAAATCTTGATATGCTTCTGGTAAATCTTCAGCACTTTCTACAACTTCCCAACCTTCTTTTTTCCAGCTACTAACCCACCATTCATCATTTTTATTCATAAAAGCTATAGCAGGGTTACTACCAAAAACACCTATTCTTTTTTTCCTTAATTGTCCTGATATACCCCTACCTTGATAAGCGGGATGAGTTTTAACGCCGGCTGTCAAATAAGCGTGTTCTAATTTTTTCCAGCCACAATGAGCAACTATTTTTCCATGATATAATGCTATAAAATAACCATCGGGTTTTTGCCTACTTATTGGTGGAAAATGCTCTCTATCAGCTCTATTAACATATGGCTTTAAATCTGGGTGTGGAACTGCATTATCCCATAATT